CGTAATTTGAAACGACAACCTCCCCAAAAGCATCTTTGAACGCCACCGGAGTCAGTCCCCCGTCTTCAAACCTTTCGCTGATTTCTGAGAGCGCGCCCTTCCTGTAGGCGGCCCACGCAAATTTCAGATCGTCATCGCTGAATAGGCGGAAATCCGGCTTGCGCCGCAAAGTCCTATTGCGTGCCCATTTAGCTCGACGCGGCGCGGAGTCTGAGTCCGATTTCATTTATCTGTATATCCGTCGCACTGTTCACTTTTATGCGAACCTGAAATTCGTTTGCTTGACCGGCTGGGAAAAACTTCTGACGGGCAAGACGCCCCGCCGCAGACCCCCAATGGAAGTTTCCGCCCCAATAATTTGCGCTTTCGTTCCAATAGTTCTGCGCCCCCTGAGCCGGAAGGTCTATTGTCAGGCTTTCGTTGAAGATATTCTCGCCCGCGTATTCAAAGATTAATTCAACTGTCGCGGCGGCATCCTTGCGATACTTTATCCAGCCCTCAACATTATAGAATTGCGCGTCCAATGGTGCGCTAAAGAGCTTCGTAAGCCACTCCATCGCGATATTTGTCGTGCCGCCGTCACCACCGGCACCCGTACCCTCAAGGCGGTAAACATTACCGCTTGCGTCGCCCATAAAGACATATTCCAGACTGTCAGACGGGTCCAGCATGGATTGAACAAACGTAGGCTGGAAATCGAGGCCGTGTGATGTCGTCCATCTCATCCACGGGGATAAATCTTGTTTGCGCATGGCTGTCTGGAAAAGCCACGCCTCGCCTTGGTCTTCTGGAAAGAGGTAGACCCTGTTTAATCTTGAATTGTAAACCGTCCGCCAAACCTTGTAATCCTCGACCGAATCGGAAACGAAAAACGTCAGATCGTCCGTTTCCGCGTCGCCGAATCGCTCGGTATCAATGACACTTTCAATCCGACCCTGCCGCCCGTAGATTATATCGTTACCGATATACGCGAGACTTTCCGGCCCTGAAGAATTCGAACCGGGGTAAAATTTCTGGAATGCGAAGTCTGTAGCATCAGATCCAGTCAGATTGAATAACTCGCCCTTTTCACTGGAAACGATCAGCGACCCAAATGCCCCCGCAAGGCCATTTATCGGCTTCAGATCAGGCATAAGTATGAACCATGGATCCGTGGCCGTATTTCCGCTCGCCGGGCGCTGTGAGTTCGATATAATCGTAAAATCACCCCGTTCAGAGCCGACCAGCATATGTTCTACAGTGGCGCCTGCGTCTTTTATGTGTCCGAATATCGCCCGCTCGTCAGAGACGTGCAGATATCTGGAAAAGAAGTTGCCAAACCCTGAGCTTGCCTCGTTTGTAAAGCTGGTGTTGCTTAATGTGGTCCCGTTCCACTCCAAAACCGTACTGGCAAGATTCAGGTCCGTTAGAATCAGCTTATCATCGAGAGTCCAGTTATGAGTCCTCCAATGCCCGCGCAGTTTAGATGTGGCGCTTACGGTTGCCGCCCCGGTCTTGTCTGTGAACGTAGTATCCCCGTCCCACTCGTAAACAAGGGCGCCCGCCTGAAACAGGGTGCTAACGGTCCCATCTGATTTTAGCAGAGACCCACCGCCACGTATCTCCGCCGCGTTAGGAACCGTCCCGATCAGGTCAAACGGCTTTCGGTTTCTTAATTCCCTGTTCTGCGCGTCTAATTGGAAGTTTTTGCCGTCAGCGGATTCCCTGCCGTCAATCTCATCCTCGGACGCGCGCGTGTGTAGACCACCGCCGAACTTGATTGATATATCAAAGTCACCCGGTCCAACCTTCTCTACCATACCGGGCTACCTTGGGTTATACGAATCGCGGGGCTGCGTCTGGGGGAGAAGCCGCGCGGCGCGACCTATGCTTGCCTCGAATAATTCGCCGTCAAATTCGTTGCGCATCTCCCTTTTCCACAACTGCACCCATGCAGGAACCATCGCCCGAAACGCAGCGTCGGAGAACGGAACCGTGTCTGTCGCCACACTAAGGGAGATGTCTTTGTCGTACTGGTAGGTGTAAATCCTGCCCGCCTCAACTGATGTGGGCGCCCTATCAAGATAAAGGAGGCCGTCTGTCGGCCTGATGGCTGCGAAATGTGGAAGCCCTGTGTCGTCCTGTTCTGGATCATCCACAAGAATTTGATTGTACCCGCCGGGGTATTGGGTGATGAATTGATTGTTTGTCTTGTCGATCAGGGGAAACCTCAATTGAACCAAATCTGTCGCTAGAGTGTAATCCCTGTCGCTTGCGGCAAGCGTAATGGTGCTTTCAGCTTGCTCGCTTGGTAGAGAGGCGTTACCAGCGGAATAAACCTCTTCAATGCCCTCATTCACAACCTGAACAGATACATCTACGGCACGCTGACGCGGCGAATCCGTAAGAGACGTGAGGGCAGACGCATCGCCGGTGATAATCCCGGTTCGCTTCAAAATCTCATTTACTGAATTAAGGAGCGTTTTCGCCATTTAATTTCCTTAGCAGGTCCGTCTTCTTGTCGGTCCTGGCAAATTTGATTTCACGTTTCTTGCATTCCTGTTTCAATTTATAAAAGGGCATCGACGAAAAGTCCTGAGACTCTTTCCACTGCCTTTCAAGGTCGTCCGCCGCGTCAACCTCTTTAACGCTTTCTTGAACTACAGGCGCAGAGACGTGCTGCTGATAGGCCCACGCTACCCACGCCTCGAAGGGGGGTATTCGAAGCGGCTGGGCCATCGTCCCAAGCGCCCTGCGCACTGGAATGGGCCACACGCTGGGCGGGTTTTCGGCTAGCCGTCTTTGCATCAACTCTGCGGGCATCCCCGACTGGATGTCTTTGCCAAGCCTGCCTTCATGACGAGCGATATATTCAAGCTCCTTGCGGGAATACATCTTGACATGCGGTCGCGGGTCAAAAACCTTGTCTAGCTTGGCGTACATGAAACCTCATAAAGTGGGGGAGAGCCGAAGCCCTCCCCCTGTTATGGCCTGACTATTAGTCAGTCAGATCCGAAGCGCCTGCTCGCAGTCCGCGAGACCAGTTCGCATTCAACACCGCGCCAGCAAAGAATGCTTTCCAAGCAATGGTGCTGATTTCATTGAACGGGTCTGACGTTCCGCCAGAGCCGCGCGCATGCTGGATCAGTTCCCAGCCACCGGTGTTATCGCCGGCGCGATAAACACCGTCAGTATGCCGCTGGCCTAAGCCAACAGAGCCAAATGCGTCCTGGCCGTAACAAACAACCGTGTAAAGGTCATAGTTACCGCTGGTCACATTCAGCGACACGCCCGAGTCGGCGCCGCCAGTGCCCGCGTCAACACTTGCGTCCTCACTCATGATGAAGCGCAAGCCGCGACCGGCCTTGGCATAGTAACCGAACTCGCCCATAACGGTTGCGGTCTGACCTGCGTAGGTCTCGACGGACTTGAAGCCTGTCAATCCCGACACGTCAACCGCAATGTCAGGGTGACACAGCGCCCAATAGCTCGGCAGAATCGGCGCGGTGCCGATATTCTGCGAGCCGGTCGTCATGGGCGAAAACATCCGTGCCGACTGGTTTGTCAACTCGTTGATGATGCGGTCGAAGTCGTTAACGACGGGTGCCTGAATAACAACGCCGTCCGACGCCACGTTACCGGAGAAACGCTGCGTAGCGTTGTCTTCCATCACGTCGCGCATCAACTGATTGAGAGACCGGCCTGCCGATTCACCCAAGACAGCCACCAATTCGTTGGTGGTTCCATTCGGGTTGTACAGATCGACCTCTTCGTTGACGATATAAAACTGACCGTATTTGGCAAGCGTGGCCGTCACATCCGTAAAGGACGGAACGTCCGCATCGCGACCCTGCATATAGGCCGCGTTGCCGGTCAATTCTGTAAGTGCCGTGGTGGAAGGAGTCTCTTGCTCAATCCTACGCCACTTGATGGTCGAAGTGCCCATTTGCTCGTTGATCGAGCCGGGCATTGTTCCTGCGAAATACGGAGCCATTTGCTGCGCACGCCGTAGGAAAGTCTGGTTAAAGACTACATTAACTGGCTTTTGTAGCTCA